TTGGTTAAATCAGGAGCTAAAAAGTCATTAATAGAAGCTGATGAAACATATATTTCACCACTAGCAACTGAAGTTGAGTTAGGTAAATCATTTCCTATTTCATTCCATGTAGCTGTTCTACCATTTGACCAAAATACTGTTGAGTTAATTGATGGATCTTCACTTAATACAATTTTATCAGCTGTATCAGTTTGGTTGAATGGAAGTGTTGGACCTCCTTCTAAATTAAGATAATTATCTCTAATTTTATATTGGTAAACTAAGTTACCATAAGTAGTAACTGCTTCTTCAAAAGCAGCATACACTGTTAATTCAGTTATATAAGTTGTAGCATTTCCTGTACCTCCAACACCTAAGCGTTGAGCTACAAATGATGCTGCTTTTTGGGCATCTTTAATAAATTCAGAATCATTATCATAATAACCAAAAGGTGTGTTATTTTTAACACGCTCTAAATTTAAACGATTATTATATCCTGTTCCAAATAATGTATTTGATGATAATTGATTAGCCATATTATTTACACTAGTATTATTCTAGTATAAATATTTAATAGTCTTATTTCCCGTATTCAAAATCTAATATTTTACCAACTAAATCTGAACGGTGGTTAGTTGCTAATTTGATCCATTTAATTTCATCAATCTTTTTAGATAATTCAATAACATATGTTAAACCGTTCATTTCTCCAGTTGGATTTTTAATATCAGTTTGCTCATTGTCGCCATTAATAACGATTTTCCCCGTTTTACCCAAACGAGTTAATATAGCTAACATTTCACCTTTAGTTAAGTTTTGAGCTTCTTCAACAATTAGTATGTCGTCTATAGTCTTACCTCTAATGAATTGTACTGGTAATGCTTTAATTTTTTCGTCTTGTAATAGTTTAGGAATTTCATTTTTATCTGAACAACACTTGGCTAAATTTTCAAGCAATGCTTCCATATATGGATCAAATTTTTCATTTAGAGCACCTGGTAGATAGCCTAAACTTTTACCTACTTCAATTGCAGCGCGTGTATTGTAGATGCAATTAATTTGTTTTTTCTTAAGAAAATCTAACGCTGCTTGAGCACACACTAATGACTTACCACTACCTGCTCTACCCGTTATAACCACTATTTGGTTTTCTACTATTAACCTTTTTGCTTCTTTTTGCTCTTCGTTTAACTGTAAAGCATTGATAATTTTAATATCATTCTTTCTTTCACGATTGGGTTCCTTCATAAACACTATTTGATATAAATATGAATAAAAAAAGCCCGAGCAATTAAGCTCGGGCCTTTTATTATTGACTATCTAACGGTTAAATTAGAACGCGTTTAAGTCAGATACTAACACCTTACCATAGAATTCAGGACGAACCATTTTCTTAGCGTAACGAGTCATGATACCTTTTCTTGGAGTGAAGGTAGCTGGATCGTACACTAATGGAGTCATGATCAACGGTACATAAGGAGCGTAAACAGCACCAGTTTCTAAGAATTGGTTACCACGGAAGCCCATTAAGATAACGTTTTCTAACATGTATGGATTCTTGTATACTTTGTAACGGCTGTTTAATTGACCGATCTTTTGTACACCGAAAGCATACTTCATGTTATCTGCTGCACCATCAGTGTCAGCTGCGAATCCTGGGATAGATTCTAGAACTGTAGCTACTGTTGGAGAAACTACCATGAAGTTAGCACCACCACGTAAAGTACGTTGGTGAATAGCGTTAGATACTTTTTGTAACTTAATACCTAAAGTTTGGAACCAAGTCATTTGAGTGTAGTAAACACCAGATGTATTGCTATCAAAGCCAGTACCAGCAGCGTTTAATTGATTACCAACTTTAGCAGACCATACTTCTTGAATTGGAGCGTTCTCAATTAACATATCTAAGATTTCTAAGTCGATCTCTAAAGAGATGTATTCAGATAACATAGAAGTTAATTCAGCTTCAGCATCCAAGTTTTGGTACGCGTTTAAGTCTTGAGCAAATTCTGGAGTCCATTGTGCTTTTAACTTACGAGTTTTAGCAGCAATAGTTTCAGAACGTAATTGAACGTTGATTTCAGGAATGTTGATAGCAACACCGCTATTGAAACCAGAGTTAGAGTAAGCTTGACCATCTTCGAAATCACCACGAGCATTGTCAGCAGTTTTCTTGTTGTAGAACACAGTTACTACAGAAGAAGGAGCGATTTCAGCAGTAGAAGCAGAAACATAGAATACTACGTTTGCACCACTGATAGTATGGAACTGATGTAAGTTATCAGCTTCAGCGATAGAACCAGAGATGATAGAGAAAGCTCTAACAGCGTTAACGTCTAAAGATGAAGAGATAGAAGCAGTAGCAACAGTGATTGCTTTAATTTGACCAGCTATAACAGAAGCACTGTAAGCAGAATCAAAGTTAACAGCAGCAAAAGAAGCAGTAGCTACAGCAGAAGCTGAAGCAACAGTTACAGAGCTAGAGAATTGGTTGATTGAATAACCAAAACGACCAGCACCGTATAAACCACCGTCAGCTAAGTTACCAAAGCTTGAATCACCTTGAGTGTACTGAGTACCATAAAGTGAATTACCAGCAGTGAAAGGATTCTTAGAAGTACCATATTGGAAATCTAAGAAGAACACTAAACCAGCAGGTAAGCTCATTGGCTGTACAGAAACGAATTCTTTAGCAGCGATTTGACCAAATACCTTACGTACCAATGGTAAAGCAACACCAGCCCACTGCTCACCTGTACCTGGAGTAAATGTACCACCAGTACCAGTTTGAGAAGTTTCAACTACTAATTGCTTAGCTTGGTTTTCTAACATTACAGCCATGTTTGACTTGTCGTAGTCTTTAAGACCTTCAAGTAAACCTGACTTATCCCATTTCTTAGACAGACGAGCCGCGTCGCCTTGCTGAGACTGCCATGGGTTAGCAGATTCGATTAAATTTTGAATAGCACTCATTTTAATACTTTTTAAGTTTGTTTATTTTTTTTTACTTAATAATTCCAGCTAATTGTTGCATTCTGCGAATAGCTGCATCGCTTTCTACAATCGGTTGGCTAGGTGCAACACCTACTGCTTTAGAAGCAAATCCAACTGATTCTTTAATTGAAGACTTAACTGTTTTACTGTTTAAAGCTTCATTTAGTGTTTCATAAATGTTCTTAGCTTCTTTAACGTTAGCAGCTTTGTCAATTGATTGAAGAACTTTAACTTTTTGAGCTTCACTTAAAGATTTAGCTTTGAAGATCTTGTTTGTGTAAAGTAATTTAGCGTTTAAAAGATTTACTTCATTTAATTCAGCTTGTAAAGTTTTAATTGTAGAAATAGCTTCTTCTAAGTCTTTCTTAGCTTCTTCCATTTCTTCTTTTTTAGCCTCATCCATTTCATCTTTCTTAGCTTCTTCAACTTCTTTCTTTTCTTCAACTTTTTTGCCGTCTTCTTTATCAAGTTCAGCTAAAAGTTCTTCAAGAGAAATTGATTCTTCATCTTCAACTTCTTCTTCTTCACCAGCTTCTTCACCAGCTTCAGTATCAACATCTAAGTCGATTTCTTCACCAGCTTCTTCACCAGCTTCTTCACCACCCAAAACGTCTTTTAATACGTCACGGATAATGTCTTTAAGTTCATCAACAGTTAGTTCGGTCATTTCGTCGTCGTCATCAGCTTCTTCTAAAGACTCTTCAACTTTTTCTTTTTTGTCGTCGTCTTTTTTCTTAGCTTCTTCAACTTCTTCTTTACCTTCTTCTACCTCTTTTTTAGCTTCTTCAACTTCTTCTTTACCTTCTTCTTGTTTGCCTTTTTCTTCAGCTTCAAGTTGGGCTAAGATTTCGTCTAATTCAGCTTCTTCGATAGAATTACCTTCTTCTACTTCTTCACCTTCAATTTGAGGTTTTTGAGAAGCAGCACCAAAACCAATTGTGGCCTCGTGGCCTTCTTCTGTTTTACTGTAGCCTTCTTCTTCAACTTCTTTTCCTTCTTCCATATCTTCTTCCATCTCGTTTAATTTAGCTGAAAGCATAGACATGATTTTTGGAGTAAAAGTTTCTTCAAGAGCAGCTTTAGCATTTGCTACTGCAGCGTCGCGAACAGCTTTAGCGTCAGCAATTGCTTGACTAAATAATTCTTGATTTGTCATTGTGAATTTCTCCTTTTTTGACTTGATTACTTATTAGAAAAGTAATATAAGGATTGTAAATATTAATTTAATGAGATATTGGAGATCTCATATTTGGGTAATCATAAATATGTGACAAGTACGAAAAGCGACAAAAATGAAACCCAGCCTTACAGGGCTGGGTCAGTTTATTGATACTATCAATAAGGGGGTACTTATCTTATGCAGCAGATACCTGTTTGAGAACAGATAATTTCTGAAATTAAGTTATTTACTTTAGTGTATTTACCAAATGAGCGAGTACCAGGTACATAGCTTTCACTTAGTCCTGTTGGTTTCATAAATGCACCTTGTGTTGATGGTGTTGATACGAAATCCCAACATAATAATTCAAAGTCGTCTTGTACTTCAACTGTACCTTCACCTAATGGACGAACTGAGCCCATACCACGAGATGAAATACCAACAGTTATATTATTTAAAAATAATTCTTTTAATATATTACCACTTGGTGTTGGTAAAATTTCTATTTTACCCATTAAATCAGCTCCATCCCACCATAATGATTTGATATTATGGCATACATTCTTTAAGTTAATAATAGAAGAATCTGGATGGTCTAATTCACCTAATGCTCTGTTTTCAGCAATTGGTCCAGCCATGTATTTTTCAACTTCACGTAATAATGTTTCTTTAGGATATACTCTACCATTTTGATTTTTCGCGTCAGCACGTTGTACAACACCTTCAACAATTAAGTTTTTAGATGGAGACAACTTTGCCTCATGCAAAGCACGAGGCGAAGGTGAAAATGAAAAATATTCTATTAATACTTGTTTACTCATTATCCTTGTGTTCCTGGTTTATTTAAAAGCGCTGCTTTTTTTGTTAAAATAGCGGCTAAATTTCTTTCAGCATTTTCTTCATCCTTGCTTAATTTTTGTAACTGAGGGTCAATTTCTTTTAATGCTTTTTTTAATATTTCTTTTAATTTAGCATGTTTATCTTTAGATTCAGCAAAGAAAGTTGATGTTACTTTTCTATCAGATGGAGCTTTTAAATTAAATAATTCTACAGCTCTATCAGTGCCAATTGTTTTAGCTAATGATTTTAATTTTTGGTCAAGAGCTGTACCAGTATCATATTTTCTAGGATCATCACTCATCTCATAATACCAATCGTATCTAGACATTAAGTCATTAAATTGACCTTCAGCGCTTGAATCTCCATTTACTGGGCTTGATTCCATATTATCTTCATCCATTCTAGAGCCAGCAGGATAAATAAGATCACTTTGAGACATCTTATTATTCATATTAACAGCCCCTGGAGGTAATCCTGAGTAAGATTGTGGGCGATTTGGATACCATGATGCCCAGTTTACATATCCATCACTGTATCTAACTTCACCATCAAGTCCATCTTTCTTATATTTTTCAGGATTAGCTTTAACTTGAGGATATAATTGGAATAATGTATTTTCAAACTCTTCGTAGTTATCAAAGTATTTGAAGTTTTCATTCATTTCTTCTTTACCTTCTTTAACTACTTTCTCTTTACCTTCAACACCTTTATCAGGCATTTCTTTAACACCTTTAGGTTTTCCTTTAGCTGCCTCTGATTTACTTAAACTATCTTTAACATTAGTTTTTTCGTCTTTCTTTAATTCTTTCTTTAAATAACCATCAGCTTTAGCTTGCATACCTGGAGCATCTGTTTCAGGTGTTTTAAATTCATAATGAGATTGTTTCTGGTTTAATAAAGTAGAATAGAAATTAGCGTCTTTAGCTAAATTTTTAAGTACAGTAGTTTTAGCTTTTTCCAAAGCTTCATCACTATAATCATCTCCTTGCTCTAATTCATATTGTAAACCATGACGATATTCGTAAGGGTTAGCTACATCAATACTAAGTGACTCTGGTTTTTTAGTTGAAGGAGCTTTAGCTTTAGTTTCAGCCTTAACAGCTTCATCAGCTTTTGCTTCTTTAGTATCAACTTCAGTCACAATACCCTTATTTTTAAGGATTTTAACCGCATCATCATATGATGTTAAATTAGTGATAAACGGTAAATTGTTATCACGTCTTACTTCGTATAAAAACTTCTCACGAGAAATTTCTCCAGCTTTATGTTTACGATATAATTGTATTGTTGTCATGTATATAAATATTAGCGACCTTGACCACGATATGGTTTTGGTTTTGGAGTATGTTTATTAAATGATTTTTGTCCAGAACCTGGTCCTGTTTTGCGTTTACCAAAAGTTGTTTTTTGGCTGTTACTTGCTGACTTTGCCTTTGCCATTTTTAAATATCGTTTGCTATTAATTGTGTAAAGTATTCTCTAATGTCTAACACTTCAAATCCTTCTTTAGTTAATTCATTCATCATGATTTCAGCTGCTTTAATCATTGCGAGTTGAGCACGAGTACTTGTTAAAGCATCCATACGTTCAAATGCTTCTGGAGTTAAAGCTTCTTTAATTTCTTCTTTTTTAGCTTCTTCTATTCCATCTGTATCTTGTTCAATTTCTTCAATTTTTTTATTGCAAAAATCAATAATACTCTTTAAGTATAAAATTGGATCTTCAGTGTACATTAAATCTTGTTCAATATCATTTTCAATACCACCAGTGTCTTCATTTTCTTCTAAATTCTTAGAAGGATCAGCGCCACCAATTGTGCTACTTACTTTTCCTAATTGCTTATGCAATTCTGGATTTTCTTTTTCAAGTTTATCTTGCCACTTTAAAATTTGAACACCTGATAAACCCATACCAGCTAAACCAGCTAATATACCTAAGATATCAATAACAGTTTGGGAAGCATCTTCATTTAAAGATTCTTTATTTTCTTTTAACTTCTTCGATTGAGCTTCTAATGGGGTAACTGTTTTTTCAAAATCTTTTTCAGCTGCTTTTAAAGCTGCATCCAATTGTTTTTGTTTTTCCTTACTTGCTTTATTGTACTTATCTTTGTACACTTTACGAAAAGAATTCAATTTACTTTGAGCAGCTACTATTTGTTTCTGGATAGCATCCAATTCTTTTTTTGCTTTTGGGTTTGTTTCATCTTCAGCTAAGAAATCCATCATATCAGCTGCTTTAGTATCTTCAAGATCTTTACCTAGATCTTCTTTAGCTAATTTTTCTTTTTCTTCTGCTAATCCAGCTTTTGTATAAACATCATCATCAGTTAATGATATCCAATTAGCTTGAATAAATGATACTTCACTCATATCATCTATCATAGACATAGCGAAATCGCCATAATCTTTTCTACTAATATCTTTACCCTCAGGAAATTTAGCTTTAAAGTTATTAAGTATACTTTCGTCTTCATAAGATTTAAAAATATCTAATACATCTTCATATGAATGAGACATTGGAGATGCCTTAAATGCGGCATTTAGATCATAATCTTCATCCTCATCATCATATTGGTTTTCTATTACTAGATTTTTTGCATATGGTCCTAACTTATTTTCAGCTAGGAATTTTTTCATGTCAAAATTGTCTGCCATTTTATTTTAATTTTGTTGATTTTAAAAATAATTGTTTTGCACTCTCTTTAATTTGTTGGAATGCATTTTCAGTATATTTTTTATATTTTAAGTCTTCACCTTCACTTAATTCACTCTTTAAACGATCAACGTATTCAAATATACGATTGATTTCGTTCATTTTTTGTTTTACTTGTTTAACAGCTTGATGGAATTGATCTGGTTTAGAACGTTGTTTAGTTGAGTTTCTAAATTGAGCATATCCTTCTTTTAAATACATGCCTGTTAACTTTCTTAACACTTTAATAATTTCTTCTCTTGAAGCACCTGGAGTGTTCATCCATTGTAAAAATACTTCTTGAGCATCAGGTGATAAAGTACCATTTTGTTTAGCAGCTTGTAAGTAAGTTAAAATTTCATCTGTGTTAGAATTTTGAGCATCCATTTCTTTTAATGGTTTTAACTCAGATGCTTTAACTGTTTTCTTTTCTTTTTTACTACCTATTAAAACATCAACCCAATCATCACCAGATACATTATCTTTTTCAGAATCAAAATCATGAACAATAGCTGTATTACCAGCATATTGACCACTTGTTATTTTTACTTCTTGATCACGTTCTATCTCCCATAATTCTTTATAATCCATAGCTTTAGATGGACGATTAGGAACTGATGGAGCGTCTTTCCAGCCTGAAGGTTTTGTTTTATTAGTCTTACCAAAAGCATATTTAGTTGCTACACCAGCACCAACTCCTGGAGTTACAGAAGCGCCAGTGCCTGTCATAGACATTTCTTGTTTTAACTTAGTAGTTAATCTTTCTTTAATTTTATCTTTAGGTAACATATTTTCTTTTTTTATCAAGTTTATCTGTTGTGTAAAAAGATTAGCTTGTGACTTAAATTTATTAATACTTGATTTTAAAACATCATATAACATGTCAACACCTTTAATAATAGGTTGTAACCACCCTACATAAGATTTAAAATCTGTTAGTTTAGATAAAATTTCTCCTAAACCTTTTTCAGATACATATTTTTGTAAAAAAACTTTAACAGCATCTGGAGCAAGTCCTGCCATTTTTTCAACCACATAATTAACCATAGCTCCAATTCCAGCGGCTGCTAAGAATTTTTTCCATCCATCTAAATTAGTGATTTTATCAACAACAGATTTAATTTTAGTGATTAAGTCATTTAGACCCATCCTTTCTAAAAGAGCTGTTAATTTTTTTAATGTGTTAACTTTGAAATTTCTCCAAACGTCATCCGCGAAACGATTTAATGTTGTTGGGTCTGATATTACTTTACCCATAACAACAGCTAAATCTTTCCAGTCATTGATTGTAGTGATTGCCTTGCTATATTTTTCTTTAGCGTAGTCTTTAACACTATCTAAGAAAGCTTCTTGTAATAATTGCTCCTGTAAGATTCTATTTTCAATGACGTACATCATTTAATCAATCCTTTTGATTTCTTCAGCTAGTTGCTGATATTGAAGTAATGCTACTAAATGTTCATCTTTCACAGACGACTTGTTAGAAATCGGCTTAATCAACGTTATAACTTCGTTTAACTTGATTTCAGTTGTCTTATCGTCAACTTGTTTAACTAAATCACTTAATTCAGTTTTAACTTTATTAAGGTTCTCGTTGATGTAAACTTTAAGATGTTCAGGATTAGAAATATTGTTAATGAACTCCTTAAGTACTGATTTTTGACGGTCACTTAATGTTGAATATTTACTATTAAATTTCTCAATTAACATTCTATATGCTAAGATACGTACATTTTTATCTTCTTTAGATAAAACTTGTGATACTTCTGATTCTGTATTTTCAACTAATGTTTTCTTAGTGATATGTTCCATTAAGGTAAGTTTATTAAGCACTAATTGTTTAGGCTCAACAAACTTGTTTTCCATAGCTGATTCAAATAATGTATAAGCAGCAGCTAACGCTTTATAGTTGTTAACTTTAGCTTTAAAGAAACTTTCAAGGTTATAATGTTTCTTAATCTCTTTAATTAAGCTATATTTTTCTTTAAGTAATGTTTCTTTGCTTAATTTTTTAGCTAGATCAGTAGTTGTGTTAATTAACGCTTCAGCCTTACCCTCACTTAAACGTGGGGCGGTTAGTATAGTATGATAAAGCTTATGTTCTTTAGCTATTTCGCTATTGTGGTAATATTTTTTTACAATTTTTACCGCTTTTGATTCAGCATTAGCTAACGTATCTGATGCTATTTGACGCACTAATAGCTCAAATAAAACACCTGTGTTACGAAATTTGTTATGTTTAATACGCATAGTCTAGTATAATGATACTACTTATAAATATGTAGTTTATTTAATTTCATCGCGAATATTGTTCTCATCTAACATACCATTTTCAAATAATGTTGTCTTACGATTAACTGGTAGTTTTTCAAACATTGTTTTGTTTTTCAAAAATGTTTCTAACGCTAGTGGTGAACCGCCTTTCCATTGAGTTTTAGCTAAGCTATCTTCTTCATCAGCACCAGCTGTATTGTAAGTTTTAACACCAATACGATCTTTACCAAATGCATTGTCTTGTCTATTAATATTAGACACTGAAGCTTTAGGACGGCCTACTAAATGTACTGGTTCATTTGGATTCTTTTCATTATATCCTGTTGGAACAGCACCATCACCTCTACCTTTACCATAAGCTGTAGCTAATTGAGATGGTGTACCATATACCTGGCCAGAATCAGCTGGGTCATTACCTTCTTCTTCAATTTGATTTAATCTAAACTTACGTTTCTTGTCTTCAATAATTAAATCACGGTATTCATCATATTGATCTTCACTGAAGTGGAATAAGTTATCATAGATCCAATCAGTTGGTAATAAACTATTTTCCATGATCTGAGAAGCTAAGTCAACTTTTTCTTTCATTAAGTTAACACGTTCTTGATCGTAAATGATTGATGGTGTTGTTAATGATAATTCAAAATTGGTTAATGATTCACCATCATATCCTTGAGTATATAAGTGTACTAATGCAATTTTAGTTAATTCTGATAGTAATATACGTTGAATACGTTCAACTGTACGAGCAAATCTAATATCTTCAGCAGCTAATGTCGCTTTACCAGTTAAATCTTTTTCATAGCCCATAAATGCTTTAGGTATCTTAAGAGCAGCGAATAATTTATCTCTTAAGTAAGCAACGTCTTCAATACCGTTATATTCTAAACCTTTCGCTGTGTCAATACGAGTTGATTGGTCATTACCTCTTACAGGGATGTAAAAGTCTTCCATCATGTTCATCATATTGTACTTAAGGTTATATTGTCCTGTTTGTGGATCAATATAAGGTACTTTTTTAAGTTTTTGTACTGTTTTCTGCATAAATGCTTCTACCTCATTTGGAGGAATAGCACCTACATTCATATAGAAAATACGTTTTTCAGGAGCGCGAACAATTCTATGAATCAACATCGCATCTTCCATTAAAACCATTTGTTTAAATATCTTACGGCCTGGTTCTAAGTAACTTCTACCATAAGGTAAATAGTTAACATCACTTATTAGTCTAAAGTGAGCCATTTCGTAGTTTTCAAAGTAAATATCTGATGTAGCAGTACCTAAAGCATATTGTGTTTGTGGTGTTGTGATACCAGATACACTTGTTGGGTCATATTTAAATCTTACATAAGTAGGATTTTTAGTATCTGTACCTTCCTCACGTATAATTGAATAAGCTGAGAATGGTATTACATTATATACACCAAATTTTTCAGCTATTTCTAATTTAAGATAAAAATCACCATACTTACACATGTTACGAGACCAACTCCATAAGTTGAATTCGATATTTAACACATCATAGAATAGGTTGTATAATATCTTTTGAATATTTTCATCAGCTGAACGAATATGGAGCATTTCTCCATGTTCATTTTTTAAAGTACACTCATCAGCTATAATATCAAGCGCTGATGCTACAATAGCGTCAGTATCCATTGCTTCATAATCTGTATAGAGTTGTACTCTTAGTGTTTGGTAGTTGTAAACGTTGTTTACATTATATATACCAGCACCAGATGTGGTATAAATTTTAGTAAATCGATCTACAAGCGCATTAGTCTGTAAAGTACCTAATGATTGTATACGATCTGTGTCAATTACTCTCAATTCATCACCGCCAACGTTACGAATAACGACGTCTGAAGAGAATAACCGTTTTAAATTGTCAAATAATCCCATAATATATTGATATGTTATAAATATTTATTTATATTAACCAGCTGATGTCTTCCATACCGCCTCTGCCATCATCCATTTTCCAAGGATTATCAGGGGTTGGATTATGCGGTGAGTAAAAGCTACTTGCTCCGGTATTATACGAAATTCTTCCTATACCTCCAAGCGAAGCACGAGTTAAATCCATACCTGTTTGAGAGAATTTTAAAGCAGTGTCACGTAGAAACATACCAATACCAAAGGCCATTATAAGATCATCATTATACCCATCATTAGCTTGAGCTTTACCATGTTTCCAAACAAATGTTCTTAATTCTTCTAATAGTCGACGAGATTGAATAACACAAGCTCTGTCACGCATATATGCTTCTAATTTTGAAACAACAAGTGGTCTTGTTTTAGTAGAGTTAGTGAAACCAGGTACTAAGTTATTATCATTTCTGTTTAAAAAATTATCCATTGTGATGTTAGCAGTATCTGATTTAGATGAGTAATATACATTTTGGTATCCTCTATCTAGTACTGTTTGTATTGTATCCCAACCAATATTAGCGTTTTCAATTACTAACAAAGCATTATTCCATTCAGTAGCTATTGATACTAATAAATGACCATAGTCACGAGTACCAATTTGTCCTTTATATTCTTCTACTTGTTTAGCTTCATTTATATCAATTACATGGCATGCGGAATAGTCTTTACCATCACCTCTAGCTACGTCAGCTATAACCATATA